TCTTTTCCGCTATCGGAAAAGTTGAACACCGCATCATTCCCGGCCAAATGTCCTGCCAGTCCCCGGACCTTATCCCGGATACCCGCCGGTACCTTGTCTCCGACTTTGACCATGAGCGATTCAACCCGGCTTTTACAGACCTCTGCCTCCATCTTCTTCAGCCGGTCGGAGAATTCCGAAGCCTGTTCGCTTCCAGCTTTTTTCTCCTCGCTTTTTGCTGGAGGCGTTTCAGGCTGCTTTACCGCCTTGGCTTTTTCGAGTTCGGCCTTTTCCTTGGCCATGGCTTCGTGTTCCTTTTTCAGCCGCTCATTCTCTTCCTTAAGCTTTTTCGCTTCTTCTTCTGTCACAAGTGCTTCCCCCTGTTCTTTTATTGCACCCTCAAAGGAGTACGTTTTGATATCATCTCCGTCAGCATAGTCGTAACTGACGGAATCCAATTCCTGGAGTCCCGGAATCTTCGGCGGTGTCTCTCCCAGCAAGGCAAGGTGATGGAGGTAACGTTTGCCATCGCTTCCCCGATGGGGGATACTCACGGACCAGCCGTCATAGTCGCCTGCCACATACATAGCATTAGCGGCATCGCTGAATTCAACCGGACCTACCAGGGTATTGCCATTGTCAGACAAATGGACAGACATGACTTTTCCATACCTCGGACCTTCATATTTTTTCTGTTTAATGTGTCCGATAGTAAGCGGCGGTTTTCTCCCCGGAAAGGTTTCGATGACATCCGCTAAATCCTTCCGTGTGATAGCTGCCCCATCCTGTCCCCACTCGCCAACCCGGGCAAGTTCCAAAGTTCTTACAACTCTCATGATTACGAGTGTACGTCAGGGGATTTAAAACAAGCCCTTACCGGGAGGGCCGATTATCTCATTGCCCCTGATGAAGCTCTTTAAACAAGATGTTAGTGTTAAATACGAGACCTATGAATATACGTAAAGAAACAATAGGAAATTGTGATTTATATTTGGGAAATTCCTTGGAATTAATTCCAGGCATAAATGGCTTTGATGCTATTATTACTGATCCGCCCTATTCTTCAGGCGGACTTACGAAAGGGGAAAGGTCAAGAGCAACAAGTTGTAAATATCAGGATAGTTCAGTAAAAAATAAATTCCCTGAATTTTTCGGCGACAATAAAGATCAACGGTCATGGATTCGGTGGATGTCATTGTGGCTTGATCAATCCCTTGTAAAACTCACTCCAGGCGGTATGATTTGTTTATTCTCAGACTGGCGGCAGCTGCCGGCAACAACTGATGTTCTGCAATTTGCGGGAGCCGTTTGGCGTGGAATTGTTGTATGGAATAAAGAGCCGGTAAACTGTAGACCTGTCCCCGATAGGTTTAGGGCGTCAACAGAGTATATTGTATGGGGCACAAAAGGACCAAGAAAAATGGATCGAAAAGATCCATCAGTGGTATATCTTCCGGGAATATTTTCCTATAAATCACCATCTGCAAAAGACAAGGTTCATACTACACAAAAACCCGTGGAATTGCTCAATGACTTAAATCTTGTTGTCCGTGCAGGACAGACAATTTTTGATCCCTTTATGGGGAGTGGAACCACGGGGGTATCCTGTATCCACCAGGGAAGAAAATTTATAGGTATCGAAATTGATCCTACCTATTTTGATATTGCCTGCCGGAGAATTGAAGATGAATATAAGAAAAACCGAAAAAAGTAATACCCTCAGAAACGCGCCTTTTCAAAGAAAATCGTCTATACGGACCAAGAACTTCCTAAGCCCCGTGTACACTAGTGTAAAATCGCCGAAATAGGCCGAATTTACCCATTTTTCTCCTTTTGATGTCCCGGGAAAAAGTTCGTTTTGGACATTTGCATTTTTTTCTTTTCCAGGGTATATTTAATCTAGTTGGGGATAAGGCCTGTCTGGGTCTGCCACCGCATGGAGGCAGGTCATATGATAGGCCTTATTCTTTGAACACATCATAAAACGCATTATTCCAACGCAATACGACATGGTTAATTTTATTCTGCCGCATTTTATCTTTAATTGTGGAAACCGCAGAGTCAAGGGGAATGTCCTTTGATATTTCCATCAATACGGAAGTAGCATTTTTCCTGGCTGCATCACTGAGGGCATCACTAATTCTTTCTTTATTCAAGGATGTTAATTGTTTTATATCCGCTATGTCGTTATCCAAAAGGATGTCGGGGCTTTTTACAAATGGCGTATTACTCTCGGAGAGAAAGACAATGTCATGCCCGCGGTCCGCCGCCTTCTTTGCCAGATCCATTTCTTTTTCTGATGGCCTTGCCTTGGATAGTTTTTTTACAACGCCGCCGGTATTGCTTACATATACATCATCCATGAGTTCCTGCGCATATCGCTCCAGTCCCAGTTTTTTTGCCACAGAAACAATTTCCCCCACAATCCCATACTCTTCCGCCCGGTCCCACATTTCCGGGGTGAGCTGCCACCAGGTTTCTTTATCCAGGGGATACCCCCCAAAGCCTTTCTGCGGAGCCGCATAATTCCCTTGACTATATGCCCTTTCCATGCCGCCGTATTCTTCAAACTCCGCCCGGTCATAGATTGCGCGGGGAAAGGTTCTACAGGAAAAATGAAAAGGAGGCCAGAGGGTTTTCCAAATGGGATCCCCATAAGAGCGGATAAAGGGGGGATTAGTAAGTTCCCGGCAAATGCCGGATTGCCGCATATCATTGATACCCACCAGTTCTATAGCAATGGGAGGATAGGACTCATACCCCATGGCCCGCCCGGCATTATGAACACTTTGTTCATTTGTCCGGTAGACCGTTTCCCAGTATGCCATTTCTCCCTTCCCAAATCCAATATTGCTTAATATTTCATCGTCCGTCCAGGAATAATAATCCTTCATGGTAGCGCCTTCAAGAAGACCTTTTTCCATGATTCCCTTTACTCTGTTGATAGCGTCCCCATCATTCAGACGGCCAACTGTAAAAGCCCGGAACCGCAGCTTATCATCCAAGGCATAATAGTCATCACGGGATAAGGGAATTTTACTGTTCAGTATATCGATTGCTTCTTCAAAAGGCAGAATATCAATGGGAAGGTCATCCGCAAAATCCCCCCGGGGGCCGGCCTGGTTCATCCCCAATAAACAATCTTTCATCAGCATGTCATGGGTAGCGTTTATTGCCCGGTAATCGACGGGAAGGATGCTCCCGTCATGTATCATTTCCGGATGCTTTTGCAGCTCATCCAGCCAGAACCGGATTTTACGCACATAGCTTGTGGTGATCTTTTTTTGATAAGCGCTCTCTATAGCGTCAAGTCGGTTTAAAACCCTTCGTTCCGTTTTTTCTGCGGCTGTGTCCGAAAAAAAAAACGTTCCTCATCGCTGAAATTGGTTACCGAAGGATAGCCCATAGGCTTGATGAACACATCATCCGGGGATTCCGGCTCCGGGATTTTATGGCTTTCATAAATGGCTTTTTTGCTTACCGGTATTCCCAGATTAATCGCATCCTTTATCGTTTCCCATGTGGCATGTTCACCGGCATCAATTTCAAACTGCAGGGGTTTTTCTCCGGGGAAATTGATGTTAGAAAAATAATCATAGAGTTTTTGTACCGACGGCTGCAGGATCTGGGCGTCGCTGTATACTGTTGCATCAATGGTACCTTCATGCAGCACCCCCTGGGCCTTTGTTCCATATTCAGCCTCATTAGTTACCAGAGATTGCCCTGTGATCCCGTAGGAAATTTCCGTATTACAGACCTTTATTATTACATCGAAGTCCTTATTCGCCCCGGAAGCATCAAGATATTTTACATCCTTTACATTGCCCAGGGCAGCACTGGATCCGCTTCGTATCTTACTCAATAAGTCCGTAAGAATATTGGCCCGCTTCTTGACTTCCGTATCATCCTTTGCTTCAAATATTGCCAGGATCGACGGGACCCCGATCCGTTCAGCCGCCATAATCCAGAAACGGAATCCCAGTTTTTTAAATTTCCAGGGCCAATAGACCGATTTCAGTACCGGCTTTCCCCAGGGACTTCCGGTACCCCGGTCATTCCGATGGATAATAAACTTATTTTCATCATCCAACCTTTTCTGGATGGGAGAACATACAGGCACATCCCAATCTTTTCCGCCCGAATAGGGAAAGCTGATAAGGGAGTATGGAATGGGAAGAAAATTCACCGGCACAATAAGACCACTCACCGGGTCCTTGTCCCAAACAATTTCCGGTACCGCAATGCCATTAGGAATTGCCTGGAGCAGCTGCATACAGAGTTTGTTTATCTTGTTGTAGCTTATGGCCTCTTTTGTGGCCTTGTTAATCCGTTCGTTTGGACCATCTTTCTGTCCCATATCAAGCCGCAGGACCCGGTCCTGCCGGGTTTCAATAAGGGACTCTATTCGGGGATCGGTCATCATATCACCAAATACCCGGACCCGTTCCCCTATGGAGGAAAACCAGTCCATGGTATCATCCATGGCGGAAACCATAGAGCGGAACATGCTGATGTCAACAATTTGTTTGCCGATTAAATCCCTGTTACTTGCCACATTTCCCCCTTAGTATCCTACCCATATGTTACCATTCCGGGTTTCCGTTATCGCGGCATACGGAGCCGGATCCGCGGCGCACTCATGTATTGCAAATAATGACAATACCGCGCCTATGGCAGCATCCCCGTGCCGTTTCTTTTTATCATGGTCCTTGGTCACATCATCAATCAAGGGATACCCAGCCTTGAGCCGTACTACACCGAAGTCGCTTAAAATAAATTCATCCTGAGGAACGGTCCAGTCCTTATCCTCAATCCTATTGCGCAACTTCGGGAACCATTGGCCATACCATGGCCGGGATAGCATCACCATTACTGCCTGACCAGGCCATTCGGTATAGGCAAGTTCCGCAATCATCTGGCCATTCCCCCGGGAATCTAGGGCAGCGCCTCCGAATGAGGGTAAGGCAGGAACCAGGAGTGTCCAGAATTGCCACTGTTGTTCAAAGGGCCAGTTCCTCAATTCGATAATTACTTTTGTCTGGGTATATTTCCTTTCAATCTCTTCGGTAAGCCATAATAATGTTAAGTCTCCGGACCGGGCAAAGTCCTGGCCGATGAAAACAGGATTATCAATATTTCTTATAACGGGCAAGACTTCTTTTTTAAACCACTTCTTTACCGTCTTACTTCTTCGCTCTTTTGATTCCATTAGGAAGCTATCTTCAAAAGATTTCCTGATAATTGGAATATCATTATCAACACACCCGTCCAATAGATGCCGGGCAAAATAACGGGATCCTGATTTTGCGGGGATACAGTCAAGTTCTTCTTCCACATTATCCCGGTAAATTCTTCTGACCCAGGCAACAAACTCTTTTTCCCCCTCTATCGTCCATTCCTTCTTTTGTTTTTGGCATATTTTTTTATAGAGACCCTCTTCTATAGCTTGTGCAAAAGTAGTCCGGTGATGGGACCAGTCCGGTTCCTCTCCTTTCTTTACCCGCTCAAGATGGATATTGAAGGCACTGTCATCCCCATTATGGGAAGATAGTATAGTAAACTTTCCTCCCCAGATCATGAGCGCCATACCGGCTTTCTTAATTCCTTCAAAACCATCCGTAAAAGCGGCCTCATCAAAAATAATATTTCCCTGCTTTGAACGCAGGGCATATTCCGTTGAGGGCAAGGCGCTTATTTCATGGCCCGATGCAAGCCGTAGGGTATATACCATGAAGGTTTGTTTATTCTCATCCACAACTTCTGCTTCAAAATATTCCGCAGCAAGTTGAAGAGAGCGGGCCCAATATTGGGCATCCTGAATAAACTGTTTAGTCATTTCGTGGTTATATGAAATATAGTAGGTATTCGTCCCGCCTTCGGTCATCCCGTCAAGGTCTGCCTCTAAGGCAAGCACCCAGGAGGCTCCGATCCGGCGGGACTTTTCCCATATCCGCAATGGACTGTTATCTTCAAGCCATTTCTTTTGGTATGACAATAATATTTCAAGCGGGTCCATCGTTCAGCCTCAAAATCTTCCGTTTTATTTCTTCAGCCAGTTCATCGCTGATCCCAAGACGCCGGGCTTCCTTTTCCACCTCCCCAGCGGCAGCCTGGCGCATTTTAAACAATCCCGCTTGATACCCCTTTTCATAATCCAGTTTTAGCTTACTGATTGCCGTAAGGGCCCGGGCTATACGACTCGTTGCCAATAGGACCTGGTCCGGAGCCATTTCGCGAAAATCCTCAATTCCCTTCAGCTCTTCCAGCAGTTTAACCAATGCAAGCTGCAGGGACGCTTCTCCGATTTCCGTCCCCGGTCTTCCCTCAGTTGCATGGACAATAACCTTTGCCTGCTCCATGGTCTCTTCAAACCGTCGCATATCCAGACGCTTTTTCCGCAATGCCCGGCTCACCCCCGTCTTGGAGACCATATACCCTTCTTTTTCCAGAATACCGGCTATTTCCTTTGCCGTCTTTTTCTCGTGCTGAAAGAGGTGATACGCACGGTCTACAAGGCCAAGAATTTCCATTTTACTTCTGGGGGGCATGTTTATTCTTTTTCTCCTCGTCTATGGATTTCTTGATATATTCAATATCTTTCTGGACGGAGATCATCACCTTGAGCAATTCTTTTTCTATATTATCCAGTCGGGTATCCATATAGGACAATTTTTCTACCGTCTCAGAGGCATGAGACTCAAGGGTTGATATCCTTGAGTCCAAAGAACCTTTCCATTGGCCGCCCTTTATGGCAATCGTTATTAGCCCTATAACCTGTGCAATAAGGCCTACCGTTTTTGCCGTTTCAATAAGATCATTCATTTCAACACCCCCACAAGCAAACCCGTAAGCCCTATAGCCAAACTACCGATGGCTATCACCTTCCAGGTAGTTGCCTCCCGCTTTGATTTCTTCAATAAGTTGTTCGATTCTTCCACAGCTTTCTTCAATGCGCTCAACTCTGCCTTGAGCCTCCGCAAGTCTTGCTGTAATGATATCAAGTCCGCTTCTGATTTCTCCAACATCTGAG